GTTATGATTTGCTACGTCCCAGGTCACTGCACTCTCTTCACTTACAAATGTGGGTATGCCTTTAAGTACACTAAGCACACTGCTTGAACTATTGTAAAACACTGCACATCTTGCAGTGTTCATGCTTTGATGTAGTGTAACAGTCATGCTGTCAATAAGTTCAACACTATTATATTGATTTACCCAGCTCCAGTCACGTTTTACTTTTGTTCCAGTACGATTTAAATCTCCTGGATGAGCTCTTACCTTTATTGGTTCACTTGTCAAATTTCTAATTTTTTTAATAGTTTTCTTTAACCATGCTTCTTGATCAAAACCTTTTGCATTCCAGCCGTTGTCTCTTTGCAAACAGATTAATATATTATCTCCATCGTTACTCCACGGTGTATCAACAAGGCTAAGACTGTTTTTAACCATGTTCCAATGTTTGTCTGTGCTATTTTTGTTTGCGTAGTTACCACTGTTCCAAAACACATTATCAAGACTGTATCGAAGCCACATGTTTTCATGATTGTGATGAAACTTAAAACAACTGCCATCAATGCTCATTACTTTACCACCGGTGTGCTTTTGTTGGTTTATAATTGCATCACGAAAATAGATATGTGGTCCACTAAAACTCATGCCAACCCAACCAAGTATGACTGCTAGTCGAGTATTGTACACTTGCCTGTTCTGTAAATTATCGTCCACAAGCCAACGCACACCACATCTGGCTGCACCTTCGCCGAAGGCTCTCATAACTTGTACTTTGATGTTATGGTTTCTAATTTTTGGCAACGTGCCTAAATAGACTACAACATCATAATCCCAGGTGGTCATTTTACTTCCTATTGTAAAATTCGTTTAGTATACGCCAAGCAGTGCCGTCGATCATTTCTGCTGGGGTAAACTGTCCATATGCTAGATTACAACAAAGTTGTCTTACTCTTTCGACGGTAGGCATCAACGGGTTTTCTAAACGCTTCAAATCTGTATTTGCTAATGGTTCAGCGGCATTTGGACCCATTGTAAAAACTGGTTTGCCAAGTATAAGAGCTTCTACTGCGGCAATGCTATTGTATGTAACCAAGCAGTGTACATCACGTTGTAGTGCCATTTCCATTGTATCGTCGTTTGTCCGTACATGACGTTTTTGCTTTTCTCTTACAACAATCGGTCTATCAGTGTGTTTTGCTATTTCTTGTTTGGTAGATTCTAACCATTCTTGTAGATCTACACCCCAATAGCTCAATGCTTTCTGACTTGGTGGGCATAAAAGTATATTCCGACCTGGTGTTTTCCTACGTATTTGTGTGTCTGTTTTAATAAATCTGTCGTCTGGACAATCTCTCCAAATTGGCAAATTAAACTGCAATCCATTTTTAACACATCTGTGATACAATTTTGTTTTTTCGTTGCCAAAATATCCGGTGTCAATATAGTAAAAGTCTCTGCCGTCTTTGAGGGCTTTGTGCATTACTTTCTTTTTTGCAATGCCTCTAACCACTATAGGTGTTGTAGTGTCTAAGTCATCTAAGTGTTTACTACCAGCAAAAACTCCTTGAGCTCCTGTGAGAAAGTTATCTAGTATGGCATCTTGTTTTGGTTCTTTAACCACCTCATCCTCCTTTGGAACTAGTCCTGCATCAACTATCCCAACAACATTTGGTTGTTCATACTGGAATACCAAATCCTTCATGTACTGTTTCATACTAGTGCCGTTGTATATATTATGAGGATCTTTTGCAGATTCTAAAATTTTGTCTAAGTTGCTTTTTAAATTGTCAGGTAAACTCAAATCTTGTATGCTGACTGTTGTTTGAGGTTTTGACATTAAGTAATCATTATGATACGTATTCCAAACGTCTGCATAACCACAATGTTGGTGATTTGAAAACCAAGGACCGCCTTCAGTGTAGTGTAACAATAAAGGTGAACCGTCTCTGCCTTCTACGTACCAATCCACAAGCCAATTCCATTGTGGCCCAAGCAGTCCAATGTAATGGTCTTTAAGCCAACTAAACCTATGCAAGTATGCTCCAGTGACTTCTGGATCGTTTACTAGCTCTTTTGTTACTTGCTTGTTTGCTGGATGAGCACAGTTCCATACAACCATACTACTCCAGTTTTTACGTGGATATGCTAACTGTTGTTGCCCATCCATTTTTACACCTTCTGGGGGAGTGTAGTCATGTTGTACACAACTGACAGCTTTCTTTGGATCAACATCAGCAATTAGTTCTGCAATGTCTGTTGTAAGAACCATGTCACTGTCCATAAAGATAGCAGTTTCTTCGAAGTTATTAAGTTCAGGGACTAAAAATCTAGTAAAAGTAAACTCTGTGCTTGCTAGTTTATCAACATCACGCCAGTATAGTTCTCTCTTGCGAAGTTCATCTTGCTTTAGCATAACAATATTAACTGGTATACTAGCATGTTCAAGGATGCTATATCTGCAGACATCTGCGGCAATTGGTTCTCTACTGTCCCAACCTATGTAGACTGTTAACATATTAGTCCTGTCTTTCTATATCATCTTCTGTAAGTTCAGCACCTTTCCACACTTCAATAATGTGTGCAGGCTCATTGGATTCGTTTACACCTTTGTGCCAAACGTTTGCTGGAATATCAACAGGATTAGGTGGTGACAAATTCTGTCGTTTAGGATCATCAGGTATTGTTCGATTACTTGTAAGTAAGTGTGCCCGACCACTTACTAAATTCCATGTCTCGCTTCTATTTTTGTGCTTTTGCATACTTAGACTACTATGAGGATTAATAACTAGTTCCTTAACTGCAAAGCCATCTCCTGTATATAGTTCTCTATAGTGGCCCCAGTCACGTTCAACTTTAGGCGCTTCCCAGTCTTTTAGTATCCAACTGCTTGAATTTTTCTTATCTGTTCCACCTACTCCAAATGCAAATGTAATCTTCTCTAAGCCTGCTTTTTCTTCTAATGTTGTACCTGAAGCTCTGTCGCCGCCATTTGCAAATATTATTTGTGCATCTGGGTTATATTCACGCATATCTTTAATAAATCTTACTGCACTGTCATCTGCATCATAATCGTTTTCAAATCCTACACATTGATCAACCATAAGCAGTTGACTTATAATTGCTCCACGCTCTTCAAGTGGCATGAAATGCCTGCCTTTTTTACGTTTAAGCCATGCATCACTATTGATACCAACTGCTAAATGATCACCCATTGCTTTTGCCGCTTGTAGATAAGAAATGTGTCCGCTATGCAAAGGATCAAATCCTCCAGTAACAAGCACAATAGTTTTTGGTGTTACTTCTACTTCTACTTCTACTTCTTCGCTAGAATTATCAACTATAGTTTCTGCCATCTTGTACCTCTTTTGTAAGTTCTTCTTTACGCATCTGCATCCAACTAATTGCAGTGTGGATATGTCCAGTAGCAGTTGGACGTAAACAACTTTGTGCAAACTTGATTTCATCATCAAGTATAAAGATACGTTCCATTTTTTGTTTTTGAGTACGTGTCATTTCGGTGTCTATCATTATATACCTACTTAATTGTAACCTTTGTTTCTTTTTACATTCCATGCAATAGCAGTTTGTAGTCCACCTGGCTTGTTATCATTTACTACAATGCGTTCGCCGTGATGTATACCAAAGATTGCTAGATCATAACGCAATCCATTATCTCTTATAAACTTCAATGTTTGTTCTTGGATATCTTTTGGTCTTGCAGTCATTATCACTATCATATCATCTTTGGGTATCTGTGCCCACATTTCTGTTACACCAGGTAAAAGTTTATCATTCTCATACGGCGGCTGGTTGACTTCTGCAATAGTACCATCAACATCGATAATCCATGTGTGTCCTAGGTTTTCACTTAGTTCAAAAGGAAATACATCTGCAACTTTTTTAGTAGGATAGTTTGTGTTGTTATAATCAAAGTCTTCTATCATTATTATACTTTCTCTAATATTACTGTATACTTTACAACATCGATTGTTACATTACCTCGTACAAACGGCTTTGGGCCTTTGATGTTTTCATATATAATTTTCCAACCTGGTATCTGTTCAATCTTGTCTTTCCACCACTGTGGATCTTCAATAATAAGATGTGCATTACGTCCGTCACTGAGTCGTTTTTTTGCAGGATGACATGCAATAAAGTGATGCTGGTATTTTGTACCTATTGTGAATAAATTTTCTAATACTGTATCAATTTGTTCTGGTTCAATGTGTTCTAGTACATCACGACTGTAAACCAAGTCAACAGATTCTGGTAGTTCAATAGGATGTGTAATAGGATCATAACTGTGTATGTCCATAGTGCTGGATTTTAAACTGTCTAATGGTGTGCCTTTACCACAACCAAAATCGAGTATGCTGGTTACTGGATGATCTTTAAGAAAGTCTGTGAGTATGTTTGGCGCACCGGTCGCAGTACCAAAGCTCTTAGCCGAATGCAGTTTTTCTAATTGTAGTGTATATTCTGGACTATTCTGCATCTGCTTCTCCTTTGGTATAAACAAAGTCGTTTTTTTCTACCTTCTCACGTAGCACATACCCATAACTTTCTAGTAGTTCGATAGCATTGGGCATATCATCAGGTTGTCGATCTTTAAGTATACGTTGCTTGTTTTCAATCAGTACTACTGGTGAGTTGTTTCTAAAAAACTGTTCTGCACCAGCAATTATATAACCTTCATGGCTATCACAGTCTAACTTTATAAAGTCAATATCCTCATAGTGATAACTGTCTAGCACAATAGTTTGTACTTGTTGTGAGCTATGAATCTTCACCAATTCTGGTTCTTCTTCTTTTTCGCTTACCCAACCAGAAAATGTACTTTTTCCGTTGTACAAGGTCATCAGTTTGTTTTCATTGCTGAGTGCAAGGTTGTACACTTCTACGTTTGTTATATCTCGTTCTTTGAGATTCTTTTCACAACACACATGTACCAATGGATGAGGTTCAAAGCCAATTACCCGATCAAACATCGACGCCATTAGTACTGTACTATCACCAACCCATGTACCGGCATCAATAGCATTTCTAAACTGTGTGCAATATGTTACTGCCTTTTTAATAGGTTCAATGCAACTAAAGTTCTCAAGACGCATGTAGTCACCAGCTAGTCCGACAGTGTCAACACACCACCAATTTCCATTTTTTTGCATTATTGCATATCCATTAACATAAGGCTTTTATCAATCCATGTCAGAGCGAGATCTTCTTGCTTAAGAATACCAAATTTAGTTATACTTTTCACTGCACTTTCAGGCAATAGATTAGTTTCTTCGGCTAATCTATACAAATCTGTCTTTGCTGGATCCATTGGTTTATGTTCGCTTCTATACACAATTGCATAAAGCCACGGATCGTTTACTGCCTTTTTAAAAAACCCATCTTTGCAATCCCATCCGCATACTGCCAACATGTAAATTAAAAATGGCATAGTATAATGATGTTTTTGATTCATATGCATATTGTATGCAAGTTTACCAAATTTGACATTTGTAGTTTGTGGGACTGCTACTATTAACATGGCATCTTGGTTGGCAACATGCCACCAATTAGCAAGTGCTTCGTATGGGTTTGTTATAAATTGTAAGACATCATAGCACCATAGTACATCAAATTTTCTCTTGTTTTCTTTAAAATTTTGCAGATTTTGTCTTTGAAAAGATATTCCCTGATGTTTAACAATTAGTTTATCTATTTCATTAACACCTATACATTTTATACCAAGTGGTGCACGAGTATCGTCGTTATATTCAGCATTTGCCCACCATTGTAGATCAAGTGCCTCTTTTTGACAACCAAGATCAACCATTGTTCCTACACTTTCCATAAATTCATTCTGTTTATAGAGTTCATCGAGGATATTTGTTACACTATGTTCGTGAGCTAAATGTTCGCTAGTGAATGAGCTGTAATTCATTGATTAACCTATTTGTTTGCTTTTGATGCTCGATACGAGCATTAGTATGTATCTGGTCTACAAGTCTGGCATTACTTTCTAACCTTTGCCAGTGTTCTTGACGCAAGTCTTTACAACCTTTACGTACAAGATTTTGCATTTCTTGAACAACTGCAATCATTCTTGTCCACGGATTTTGTTCATTATCGTAACTGTGATTAATTATGTCATCAAACAAATCAAAACCCACATTTCGAAGTTCCCTTACAAGTCCAGGAACTGCATACCACAATGGAAATTGATGCCAGGCGAATGCTTTATAACTTTTCTCAGTAATAAAAATATTTCTCCATACACCAATGTCGTTTTGATCACTACTCTCAACAACCAACTGTATAGGAGCATTATAAAAAAGCTGATGTTTAGGATTATGTTGTTCTTCATTTACCTCTTTATGATCAACTATGATTGGATAACTATATGGATGAATTGCATCTTTATACTGATTGGCGTCGATTCCTGGAGTAGTGCCTAAGGTCATAATCATATGATATGGCTCAAACTTTTGAAGTAGACGTTTAGCTAACTGGCACCTCATTATACTTGCACGACGCATCAAAACTGTAAAAGTGGCATTCATTGATAAATTTGCCCAGTCAACATTTTGATTCTGTAAGTGCCTATACCAACGAGTGTTGTAAATCATTTTGTCTGTGAGGCATACTGCTGGATAACAGAGTTTTTCAGTATCTTCATATGCAGTGAATATTGCTCCAAAATTTGTACTTGGCAATCCGTAAGTTAATAGTAATTTACGAAAATTTTCAATATCATTGGCACTATGTCCTTCAGATTCTGTGTTCACAATCCACGTATATGTTTTTATATCATCAGTGGTTAATTTTGCCTTATGCAGATCATCAAGTAAAAATTCATCAATATCATTGTCCCTAAGACGCTCCGTAGAAACACCTTTCCATATATCATACCAAAGAAACTTGCCATCAATGCGTATACGACCTTGAGTCATACTTGCACATCTTCCATACCAGCAGTACGCAACCTAACTATGTGTCCTAGTTGCCACTGCTTTGTATCTAAGCCTTTCATGATACCTAAATATTTGTTACGCAGAAGTGCAACTTCGTTAATTATTGTTTCAAAGTCAATAACTTCATCTTCACCATCAACATACTTTTCTGCATCACGACTGCTCAATGCACGAGCATACCCTTCTAAGTACTTTTGAAAATGTTTACGTCTTATTTTACGTAACTTTATGTTTAGAAAATTAAGTACTGCTTCAATTTCTTGTAGTTGATTGAAACGGTGCTCTGTAAGTCCAGGTAATGCTTTTATATTTTTTTCAACAAGTCCGCCAACTCTGCATTCGCTCTTCGCTATTTCTAACTCATGTTCATAATGAGTTATAAAGCTGGGAATCTCTGCAAGATTATTTGTTACTTTGCTATACCACATATACTAGTACTCGTCGTAGTTAAATTCACCGTCTTCGTCGTACTGGTCAAGTAATTCATCACGTTCGTCTTCTTCTAAATCATCTTCTTCATGCTCTCCAAGATAGTCGCCAACTGCTAATTTTATGGCTCCGTCAAACTTAAATGCATCTCTTATTTCTTCAGCACTAAACTGTCCTATCAATGCTTCAACAACATGATTTGCAGCTTCTTTTACATCTCCTGTATCGTGCATAAACTGACGTGTTTCTTTCCAAACCAATGCGGCTATTTCTAATGACAATTCTGTCTCCTGTTTTATTGTGTGGTGTACTTATAATATACT